AGGGTATGGGGGAGGTTGTAAGACCGGCACTGTCTGACAGAGAGGGGGCGGCTGTATTTTTAGGCACCCCAGCGGGGCATAATCATTTTTTTGACTTACTAGAAACAGCTAGGAAGCAGGAGGAGGAGGGTTCTGACCAGTGGTATCATAAGATAGTAAAGGCTAGTGAGAGTGGGCTAGTGAAGCCTGATGAATTAAAAGCTGCCCAAACACAGATGACACCGGAACAATATGAACAGGAGTACGAGTGTTCGTTTACCGCGGCCATTATTGGCGCTTACTATGGTAAGTTATTGGCGGATTCTGAAGACAATGGTAGGATAACAAGAGTACCTTATGACCCTGCTTATCCTGTTCATACTGCTTGGGATTTAGGTATTAATGACAGTACAGCCATTTGGTTTGCTCAGATTTTCCGTGGCGGGGCTGTTAATATAATTGATTACTACGAGAACAGTGGTGTTGGATTAGACCACTACGCGGATGTTCTTAATAAGAAGGATTATAATTACGGCGACCATTTGGCACCGCATGATATTGAGGTGAGGGAGTTAGGTTCGGGCAAGTCTAGGTTAGAAACGGCGTATACTTTGGGTATTAAATTTCGCGTCATTCCTAAGATGAAAGTTGCTGATGGCATAAATGCTGCGCGTATGTTATTACCTAAGTGCCACTTTGATAGGGATAAGTGTACTGAAGGCTTGGAAATGTTAAGGCAATACAGGCAAGAGTATGATGAACGTAAGAAAACTTTTCGTGACCAGCCGCGACATGATTTTACATCACATTCAGCAGATGCGTTTAGGTATCTTGCTGTTGGTATGGAAAATAGAACAAACTATACAAAGCCACCCCAGCAAATAACCATGAGCGAATACAACCCATTTGCATTATAAGGAGACACTTATGAGTTTTTTACGACCCAAATCAACACCGCCGCCGCCACCACCGCCACTACCACCAGTTGTAAACGAGGCAAAGGCTGCGACTTTAGCTGAAGAAGAAGTGCAAACACAGCGCCGCAAGCGCAGAGGCAGAGGCTCTACAATTGTTGCTGGTGCCTTGGGTGATTCAGCCGCACCTGGACAACCGCCCACTTTAATGGGGTAAGACATGCAAGATTACGTTAAAGGACTTGTTAACCGTTTTGATTACATCAAGGCGCGGCGAGATAACTGGGATACGCATTACCAAGAGTTAGGCGATTACATGCTGCCGAGAAAGGCAGATATTGTAAAGAAGCGTTCTCGCGGCGAAAAGCGTATGGAACAAATCTTTGATGGCACTGCTTTGCAAGCTGTAGACCTTTTATCAGCGTCCTTGCACGGTATGCTAACAAGTGGGGCTTCTCCCTGGTTCCACTTAGATGTCAAAGATACAGAGTTAAACCGTGATGATGAGGTGCGTGAGTGGTTGCAAGACACTAGCACTCGCATGATGAGGGCCTTTAACCAGTCTAACTTTGAAACAGAAGTGCATGAGATGTACGTTGACTTGGTTGTGTTTGGCACAGGCTGTATGTTTGTCGAGATGGACAAGGGCCATTTGCGGTGCAGCACCAGACATATATCTGAGTTCTATGTGCAAGAAGACCAATATGGAATAGTAGACACAGTATTTAGGCAGTATTCTATTACTGCCGTGTCTGCTGTCCAAAGGTTTGGCATAGACGGTGTTAGTGAACACATCAAACGTGTTTATGAGAAAACGCCGGATGAAACCGTTGACATTCTGCACTGTGTCACTCCGCGATTAGAGCGCGACACAAGCAAAGCAGATAACAAAAACATGCCGTTTATGTCTGTATACATTTGTGTAAAGACCAAGATGGCTATGTCAGAAGGTGGTTTTGAAGAACTGCCTTACGTTGTACCTCGGTTCTTGAAAGCTACTGGCGAGGTTATGGGTAGAAGCCCTGCAATGGTTGCACTACCAGACGTTAAGATGTTGAATTTAATGTCTAAAACTATTATTCAGGCATCTCAAAAGATGATAGACCCGCCTTTATTGGTTCCTGACGATGGCTTCTTGTTGCCTATTAGAACGCAACCGGGCGGCCTAAACTTCTATCGTGCTGGCTCAAGAGACACAATTACGCCGCTAAACACGGGTGCTAACATTCCTATTGGTCTGTCTATGGAAGACCAGCGCAGGCAGTCTATCCGTTCTGCTTTTTATGTAGACCAGTTGCTTGTCGGCGGCTCACCTAACATGACAGCAACAGAAGTAATCCAACGCCAAGAAGAACGCATGAGAGTCATCGGACCTGTTCTTGGAAGGTTGATGAATGAGATGTTGCGTCCATTGATAGACAGAGTGTTTGCTTTGATGGTTAGAGAAAACTTGTTAATGCCTGCCCCTGAAATACTGCAAGGGGAAGATGTAGACATAGAGTATGTGTCACCTCTAGCTAGAGCGCAAAAATCTAGTAGTCTTAACAATACGTTAAAGGCGTTGGAAGTGTTGATGCCGCTAGCACAGTCACTACCTGTTGGCGACCACATCGACCCTGATGGGTTAGTGCGGCACATTACTGAAGCGCTTGGAGTGCCGAAAACCACGCTAAAATCCCAGCGTGAGGTAGACCAGGTTCGACAGGAACGTGCTGAACAACAACAAGCTATGGTAGAACGTGAAGAACTATCACGCGATGTTGCTGACGGTGCGCAGGCTGCACAGGCAGTTAGGATGGTTGGCAAGTGAACAAGGACATAGAAAAACTAAAATTTATGTACCAAACAGCCTTTAAGGAAGAAGGCGGTAAAAAAGTTCTTGCTGATTTAGAGGCTCGGTGTAATTACCGTGCTTCTAGCTATGTGGCAGGCGATGCCAATGCCACAGCATTTGAGGAGGGAAAACGTGCTGTTATCCTTCATATTCACAATATGATGAAAGAGGAGTAATTATGTCTTTGGAAAACACCGAACAGGTAGCCCAGCCGGAAGCTGCGCCAGCGATGGAAACCCCATCTGAGGTAGCGTCAGGCGGGTCTGGTAACGAGTTTTTAAACATGATACCGGAAGAATTGCGGGGGCATCCTAGCATCTCGCCTATTAAAGATGTTGAAAACCTAGCCCGTTCTTATGTGAACGCGCAGAAATTAATTGGTGCAGACAAGATTGCTATGCCAGTTAATCCAACAGATGAGGACTTGGACAGAATTTATGGTCGTCTTGGTCGTCCAGACACACCGCAAGACTATGGCATTGCCGCTGATGGCTCTGTAGTTACAGAGGAAGTAGCTAAAGAATACTCGGATATTGCGCACAAACTGCGCCTTACACCCGACCAAGCCCAGGGTGTTTTGGAATATTACCGTAGCACCGTAGAAAAATCAGGCGCTGCAACACTGGAGATAGCTGAAGCTGCTAGGGAAGAAACAGTTTCTTCTTTAAAGCAAGAGTGGGGCCGCGCTTTTGACCAAAAAGTAGAAGCCGCTGCTAATGCTGCGCAACAATTTGGCACCTCAGAGATGTTTGATATTACCTTGCAGGACGGCTCTAAGCTAGGCGATAACCCTGAGTTTATTAAAGCATTTGCAAAAATTGCAGATTTCAGGCAATCTGTGACCAGTGAAGACACTGTTGCAGATATGTCACAGTCAAGCGTAATGACACCAGCCTCTGCGCAAGCAGAGATTGACGCGATTATGAATGATAAAAGCCACGTTTATTGGGATAGGAAAAACCCTATAGGCCGTGAAAAAGCCGTAAAGAAAGTTGCGGATTTAATGAGCCAAATACATGGATGAGTTAGATTATCGTTCATTAAGGCTTGAAGTTTTAAGAACTGCGTTAGAGTTTGGTACGCAGAGAGATGTAGTGAATCCTGACCACCTCTTTGAAAAGTATTGGGAAGTGGTCATGCAGGGTAGCGGCGAAAGCCGTCCTAAAGACAATCGGAAAGACGATAGCTTGATGGTAGCTAAAAAACCTAGAAGTGTCCGTAAGGGTAGCGCATCGCAATTAATGTAACTTAAACCGTGAAAACAATGGAGACATGATATGTCATCACAAATCACCACGGGCTTTGTACAACAATATTCTGCAAACGTGCAGATGCTATCACAGCAGATGGGTTCCCGTCTTCGTGATGCGGTGCGTATTGAGAATGTTATTGGAAAAAATGCCTTTATCGACCAAATTGGTGTAGCGACAGCGCAGCTTCGTACATCAAGAAATGCCGACACGCCTCAAATTGATACCCCACACGGGCGTAGACGTTTGAGCCTTGCTGACTATGAGTATGCTGACCTGATTGACGACCAAGATAAGGTTCGTATGCTTATTGACCCCACTTCATCATATGCCCAAGCCGCCGCGGCTGCTATGGGTCGTGCGATGGATGATGTCATCATCGCCGCTGCAACAGGTACAGCCTCAACAGGTGAAACTGGTAGTGGTTCAGCAAGCCTAGATGCAACTGCCAACTCTGTTGGTTCAGCATCATCAAACGATGGACTAACTGTTGCCAAGCTAACTGAAGCAAAGCGCAAGCTAGACCTCGCAGACGTTGACCCTTCTATCCCACGTTACATTGCAGTTGGCCCAAAGCAGATTGAAGATTTGCTTGGAACAACTCAGGTGACTTCATCAGACTTCAACACCGTTAAGGCGTTGGTATCTGGAGATGTGGATACATTCATGGGATTCCGCTTTATCATGTCGAACCGCTTGGCTGTTTCTGCCACAGATGTTCGCACATGTTTTGTGTGGGCTGAGGATGGTCTTACTTTAGGTATGGGCAAAGACATTTCTGCCCGTATTGATGAGCGTTCAGACAAAGGTTACGCAACCCAGGTTTACTATTGCATGAGCATCGGTGCGGTGCGCATGGAAGAAAACAAGGTTTGCCAAATCTTCTGTGACGAAACCCCTGACTAATAGGAGCTAAAAGATGACACTAAAAACTCAACGCTTGTAGCCAACTTTGAAGCTACTCCTCAAGTTGCTAATGATGCCCACAATCTTCACGGTGTGTTGCGCGTGGCATCAGGCACGATTGCATTGGGTACTGGCGACAGTGCTAATGATGATATCGTGATGCTGGCACCTATTCCTAGTAATGCTTCTGTAGCTGCTTTGTTCATTGGTTCAGACACCCTTGGCGGTAGCTGTGCATTTAACGTAGGAATTTACAAAACTGACGGAACAGTCAAAGACGAGGATGTTTTTGCAACTGCTGTACTTGATGCTGGAGCAATGACAGACGTTCGTTTTGAGGCTGCTGACATCAACACTGCTGGTCAGCAGATGTACGAGTTGGCTGGTGATTCATCTGACCCAGGTGGCTACTACTATATCGCTGCGACAATGTCAGCGGCTGGTGGCACAGCGGGTGATATGTCTTTCATCATTCACTATGTTGTAAACTAAGTAATATGAGGGCGGGAAACCGCCCTCATATAGCTCATCATACTGGAGGGCAATATGATGAAACCGTGCGGAGACTTCCGCTGGGATTTAGAAGTAGGCCAAATAGCTGAACAGTGGCTAGGCGGCATACTCAGTGGAAACACCATAGAGGTGAAAAGGGATTTTGTAGCTTCACGAACTGGCAATGTGTTTGTGGAGTTTTTTTGTAGAAACAAGCCTAGTGGCCTAGCAACGACACAAGCAACACATTGGGCGTTTATACTTGATGATGAAACTGTGGTATTATTACCAACAGAGAAATTAAAAGTGATAGCAAGAGAAGCATACCGAAAGCGCGGCCCCGTAATAGGTGGCGAAAAGAATCTAAGTAAGGGCGTACTGATTAGAGTTGAAAGGCTAGTAAACCATGCCATCAGTTGTTGATATATGTAACCAATCACTAGACTTGCTAGGTGCTGCTACTATTACAGCCCTAACAGAAAACTCTAAAGAAGCCAGGCTCTGCAACAGAAACTTTGAGTTAGTACGAGATGCTGTGCTACGCGCACACCCTTGGAACATAGCAGTTACTAGAAAAGCACTACCTCAAGATACTGCCACACCAGCGTTCGGCTTTAACTTTCAATACACACTACCAACAGACCCGTTTTGCTTACGATTGTTATCGTTCTGGGATACCAGCGTTGATAACGAGATAGCGGCATATGATAGCAATGTCATGTATAAGATTGAAGGCCGTAAGATTTTATCTAACGAGAACGTCTGCAACATTATATACATAGGCAGAGAGGCTGACACAGAGCAATACGATGCGTTGCTAACTTCCACCATTGCACACAGATTGGCTGCTGAGATTGCTTACGGCGTTACAGGCAGTTCTACTTTGTCGCAGGGTATGCAGGGATTGTACGAGCAAAGATTACGAGAAGCTAAATCAATAGACGCTATGGAAGGATACCCAGAACAGCCAATCGCAGACACCTTTACTAACTTTAGGTTGTAACATGGCCCGTGTATCCAGCATTATCACCAACTTCCGCGCTGGTGAAATATCGCCAAAGCTAGAAGGTCGCATTGATTTACAGAAATACAGTGAGGCTACGCAAACGCTAAACAATATGTTGGTGTACCCATCAGGCGGCGCAACGCGCAGACCGGGGACATTCTTTGCTGGGCGTTCTAAAGATGGCGGCAAGGTGCGCTTGACCAACTTTGAGTTTAGCGACGAACAGGCTTATGTTTTAGAGTTTGGCGCAAGCTATATCCGCTTCTACAAAGATGGCGGCATTCTTACTGAGACTGTGAAAAATATCACAGCGATTACAGCGGCGAACCCTGCTGTTGTGACATCTAGTTCACACGGTTTCACAAACGGCGACAGGGTGTTTATAAAATCTGTTGTTGGCATGGCCGAGTTGAATAACCGTGAATTTACTGTGGCTGGCGCAACAACTAATACTTTTGAGTTGTCAGGCATAAACAGCAGCAGTTTTACTGCTTATAGCAGCGGCGGCACCGCTGGTAAAATTGTAGAAGTAACTACAACATATTCAGTCACAGACATATTTGAGATTAACCACGCACAGTCTGCTGATGTTTTGTTTCTGGCGCACAAAGACCATGCACCAGCCAAACTAACACGCACGACAGCTACCAGTTTTACACTGACTGATATTGACTTTATTGACGGCCCATACCTTGATGAGAACGACACAGACACAACTCTGTTTGCTACATCTTCTACAGGCACAACACATTTAGTGTCATCTGCCTCTTTATTTTCTAGTACGGATGTTGGAAGGTATGTTCGCTTCAGAGAAGTCTTAGAGATTGACCATGATTTATGGGAAGCCAGCAAAAGCTATGCGGCTAATGTAACGGTCAGGTTTGGTGGTCATGTTTATAAACAAGTGACAGGTTCTACACAGACATCCGGCAACACACCGCCAGTGCATGTCTCAGGTGACGAAACATATGGTGCTATCACTTGGAGATACGTCCATGATGATACAGGCTATGTGTCGATTGTCAGCCTTAACTCACAGATAAGCATTGGCTCAAAGTCTGGAACATACACACTAGGTGAAACAGTCACAGGCGGCACATCCAACGCAACAGGGGAATATGTTTATGATGACGGTACAACTATGTACCTTACTGGCATATCAGGAACATTTCAAAGCGGTGAGACACTAACTGGCGGCGCATCTTCTGCAACATCAACAAGTTCAAGTCTAGCCTCAACATCTGATAAATCTGTAAAAGCTACTGTAAAAAAAGATGATGAGGGAATATCAGCGTTACCAGATTCTATTGTCGGTTCGTCCGGGGCAACAAAACGATTTTCACTAGGTGCTTTTGGTGGCGACCAAGGCTTTCCAAAGGCTGTGGGTTTCTATGAGCAGCGACTTTATTTTGCTGGCACAACTGCCAAACCACAAACAATATTTGGTTCAGTAAGTGCAGACTTTGAAAACCACACACCTGGCACAGAGGACGATAACGCGGTAAACCTGACGATTGCATCCGATAAGGTTAATGTTATCAGGCATCTTTTACCAGCAAGATTTCTACAAATATTGACAACAAGCGCGGAGTTCACACTTTCTGGCGGCACAGGTTCTACACCAGTAACGCCGTTGAACGTCAACGTATTGCGTGAAACAACATTTGGAACATCAGACATAAGACCAGTCAGGGCTGGCAACAGCACCATCCTTGTCCAAAAGGGCCAAGAGAAGGTAAAAGAGATTACCTTTGACTTGGATACTGATGGCTTGCTGGGCATTGACTTGACTATTTTGGCTGACCACATTCCACGCGGTGGCCTGACTGACATGGTTTGGCAACAAGAGCCAGAACTAATCTTGTGGTTTGTGCATAGTGATGGTCGTTTAGTTGGTCTAACATACGACCGTGCCAATGCTGCCGTAGGCTGGCATGACCACAACATCGGTGGTAGCGGCACTGTCGAGAGTATAACCGCCATCCCATCAGGGGCAGAAGACCAAGTTTATGTGTCAGTCAAGCGCACGATTGATGGCAGTACAGTTCGTCACATTGAATTTATGAAAACTATTGAGTTCGGTAACGATGTGACTGATGCGTTCTTTGTAGATAGCGGGCTTACATATAATGGCTCGGCTACTAGCACGATTACAGGGCTGAACCACCTAGAGGGCGAAGTTGTGTCTATTTTGGCTGATGGCGCGACACACCCAGACAGAACAGTATCGGCTGGCGCGATTACATTAGACAGAACTGCATCTAAGGTGCATGTGGGGTATGGGTATTCCTCAACAATAGAAACACTGCGGCTTGAGGCTGGCGCAGATGATGGTATTGCACAGGGTAAGATAAAGCGTATCCACGGTGTAACCGCACGTTTCTTTAATACTGTCGGTGCGGAGTTAGGGCCAGACACAGCCAACTTAGACAGACTACCATTCCGTGATAGTAGCATGGCTATGGACGAAGCTGTGC